AGCTACAGCTCAGAAGGCACATTGATTACCTCTACCGGCGTTATGGTGGTGGACCATGGTTTTTTTGCCAATAAGCAAAAAGAAACCATTACCCAACCTGCCAGCGATTTGGAGCAATCGGACATTGCTATTTGGGGCAGCAATAATTTGTTGCCGCAGGAAATGTGGAAAGATATTGAAAACACCGGTGTATTGGGTGCAGGTATTGAAACCAAAGTGCGCATAGCCATCGGTTCAGGTCCTTTACCCGCTAAAATTGTGGATATTGATAGCAATGGTCAGGAAATATTAGAGTTTGTCAATGACCAACGTATCAAGGATTTTATGGAAATGAGTAATTTTAAAACAGATTCCTATGCCTTATGCAAAGACCTGTTGGCGCTGGGGAATGCTTTTGACCAGGTGATGTTATCCGCCGACCGTAAAGAAATATTGGGTTTTAAACGTGCTGATGCTTCAGATTGCCGTTTCAGCAAGCAAAGCCCAAAAACCAAACGCAGCGAGCAAGTGATTATGAGCAGCGACTGGAGCCAGTACAACACCACAACTTTAGACGCTGCCAAAGACAATGAGCATTCGGCAGTACTACCTTTGCTGGATAAGCAATTCCCTTATTACGACCTCATCCAACGCAAAAGCGGTGAAAATTTTATGCTTTCTTATCAGTATCCTCTGTTTGGCCGTAAATATTATGCCTTGCCATTATGGTATGCTGCACGGGTTTGGGTAAAAATGGCGCAGGGCATCCCTGACCTAAAGAAAGCGATGATTAATAATCAAATCACGCTGAATTACCTGGTAGAAATCCACCCGAAATTTTGGGAGACTTACAGCCCTGCCTACAGTACTGCAAACCCCGAAGAAAAAAAGAAAACACAAGAAGAATTTTATGATAAAGTAGAGAAATACCTGGTGGGGGGTGAAAATTCTTATAAGTCATTATTCACTACTTCTATCATAGACGTTGAGGGTAAAATAGAACCAGGTATCAAAATCACTCAGGTAGATGGTAAAGGTATCCCGGAAGGGAAAATGCTGGTGGATAGTGCCGCTGCTAATAGTGAAATTCTATTTGCCATGATGATTAATCCTGCACTAATCGGTGCAGATACCCCCGGAGGACCCTACAGCGGTGGAGCGGGCAGCGGTAGCAATATCCGTGAAGAATACCTGAAACAAGTAATGCTGATGGAAGTTGAACGTATCATTATTGCCCGTCGTTTTGACCTTGTAAAAAGATACAACAAGTGGGACCCCGATTTGGTACTACGATTCCCTAACAAAGTAATGACCACTTTAAACACAGGCGCTAACACCGCCGCAACTGCCTAAATTATGCCCAGAATAATCAGCACTCCCGCACAGTTAAAACCATATCTTCCCACGGCATATACCAACGAGTTGGCCAATATGCCCGACTTTGGCACGGCCGAGGAACAACATCTTTTGCCCATTATTGGCCAGACGATGTATGAAAACCTGCAGTCAGCAGAACCTGCCGACATCTATGTGGACTTGCTCCCCTATGCACGGGCGGTGATTGCCCCATTTGCCTATCTGAACAATCTGGCCTTTATGCAGGTGATGTTATCGGACAGCGGATTGAAGACAGCACAGGGAGATAATGAGCGTGGAGCATTCAAGTGGGAGTACAAAGAAGTAAAAGAAGCTTTGGCCGACATGGGGTTCAGCGCACAGGAGCGCCTGATATCATATCTGACTCTTCATAAAGATGATTATCCGTATTGGGCATCTGCAGATTATAATAATGGCAGCAATTTTGGTTTTATCCGAAACGGGAAAGAACTTTCTGAGGCGATCCCCATAGTTCAGCCTCACCGTTGCTTTATGCACCTGAAATCATTGTTTCAGGAAGTAGGGGAATTGGATTTTCGTTCGGTGCTGGGAGATGATTATTATGATGAGCTAAACGGTAAAGTATTGTCCAATGATATACCCGAAGAAGAAGCCACAATCGTACGTCATTTGCGTATGGCAGCAGGAAGGCTGGCCTTGGCCAAGGCAGCATTACAGGCGAATGTGCGATTTAACGCAGGTAACGGATTTACCATAGCGGACATATTGAAAGAGCAACCCGAAGAAGGCCGAAAAGGTGCAAGCCAATCACAAATCAACAGTTTTGTGCAGGAAATGCGGGTAAGCGCTGCATCCTTTCTGGACAAGGTGAGCAAACAACTGAACAATAATGCCAGTGCAGAGATATATCCGGTTTATTTTGCCAGCAGCACCTACAGCAATCCGCACAATGGAGGTATGAAACTTAACAATGACCGCAAAGGCTTTTTCTCCATGTAATTATGCTAACAGTCAACCTACATACTACAAGTGGTATCCGTACAGCCGAAATGGCGGAGACATGGAACGAACTGAATGACTCACAAATTGTGCGTATAGCAGCGGCATTGTTTGAAGACCTGAGCGAAACAGACCTGAACCTCAGGCTGGTGCGCATTTTATTGGATTACCGATATAAGGAAATGACCCACACAGAACCAGAGGTGATGGTAGAACATCTTTTTCCATTGGTAGAATGGATCAAGACGGAGTGCAACCTGACCGAACAAAAGATTCCTTATATCAGCCGATGGTTTGGACTGCGAAAATATTACGGACCCAGCAGCGCATTGATGAACCTGAGATTTTGCGAATGGGATGCGGCCGAAAGGGCGATGTATGAATTTAGTACCAGTAAATCTACGGATGCCCTATATCAGTTTGTGGCTGTTCTTTATCGTCCGGCACGAAAAAGCCCCATGAAAGAGACCGATGATGTAAGCGATAAACGCGAACCATACAATTACAGCAAAAATGAAAGCATAGCCAATGCACTCAAAAAAATAGTACCACTGCGGCAGGCATATGCCATATTGCTGTGGTATAAAGGATGTCGCCAATACATCAATAGTTTGTATCCTTCCATTTTTTCGCCGGCAGATGAAGATAGTGATATGGAAGAGCAGCAGCCTTTTCTTTTCCCGCTGATGCGGAGCATAGCCAAAAGTGGCATCTATGGTGATATTGACAAAGTAGAGCAGCTGTATCTGTACACCACGCTGGAGGAAATGGTAGCAGCTGAGGAAGAAAGGGAAGCGACCGAAAGGGCATTAAAAACCAATAAAAAAGACTTCGAATGAGACACAGCACATTAGTCGCCCTGTTTGAACAGTTTGCCATTGAGCATAATGTTATCCGGCACGAAACGGATAACCGAAAATCTTTTTTCCTGATGAATAAGGAAAGTGAGATTATCAATGCTTCAGGAACGGGGAAGGATTCGCCATACCTGGCATTGGAGAATGCCAGCGGCAGATTTAAGAATAATGGTGATGTGAGTGATGAATCGACCATCACCTTTGAAATAAGAACGCATGTGAGCAAGCCGGGGGCTTTTGTAGAAATAGAAGAAGCCCGTGATGAATGCAAACTGATAGGCGACCAGATTATTGCCTACATCAATGAAATTTGTGAAACACAGGGCAATTGTGGACCGATTGACGACTTTGATGTGGATAGCGTACAATGGGAATATATAGGCCCATTGGCAGATAATGACTATGGGGTGCGCTTCCGTTTTGACTACAGCAAAACAGCCTTTAACCAATACAATTTTGATAGCGGCAGCATTTTTAATGCCGGTACTAATAATTATCTGGAAGATGAAGACGGGGAATATCTGGAAGATGAAGATGGCCAATACTTAAGCAACTAACAACTCAGCACAATGGCACTAATATCATACGACAATACAGGCAACAGGCTATGGAGTAAAAACCCCATCATTATTAAATTGCTGGCATGGGGCGAACCGGTGACTACATCCGTCATCCTGACTATTGACGGTCCGGGAAGAGATGTTACCGTTTCTTATCCATCAGAAGCACTGGCTATATTTATCCCGATCAATAAACTGATTGATTACCTTTTCCCATTACAGTATACACCACCGGTACTGAAAGTGGGCAGCAGCTATAATGCCAATGCACAGCAAAGTGACAGGGTAAAAGACCTGCGCATAGGATGGAGACTGAGTACAGATGCTGCGGGGACAGAGACCTGGGTCAATAAAAAACTGATTGATGGCGGTGTAGGAACAATGAATCAGGCAAATGCACAGGCAGTAAATATCTACAGCAGTTTTGATGCAGCTAAATTTTTCCCTAATGCAGGAAGTGCATTCCTTACTTATTTGCCCAGCGGCAGGAAAGTTGATGCCTCAATGAATGGATGGATACCTTTTTATTTGCTGACGAATGTAAGACCAAGTATAAAGTATGTAATCAAGTTTGTGGATGGTACAGATGCGATATCTACAAAACTTTTCCCTGTTCTGATTGATTATACGGATACTTATTGGCATCTGCCTTTTGGGATAGACCAGGCTGACCTTGACCCAACGGGCATAGGCATCTACAAAGTACAGATGATGGTAGTAGCCGGTGATGATGGAGAAATAGTACTGGGCAGTTATTTCTTTTACTACGATTATACCCCGGTATATGATTGGCTGGATGTATATTACCGCAATAGCCTTGGCGGATGGGATGCCTTCAGATTTGACGGAAGGGTAGAGCTGAGCAGCGATGCAGAGCGCAAGGAGCATGAGCAAACAGTGCTATTTGGCGCACAAAATGGGATGAATCCATACTATGAAAGTAAACTGCGCGTAAAATGGAAATTGAATACCCGATATATCAGTGCCAAAGAAATGGCAGCGCTGAACGACCTGCTCAATAGTAAGGATATACGGATCAACTTTAAAAACGAGTGGCTACCGATACGCTGCTTGACAAAATCGCTGAACTGGCGGGATAGTAAAGACGGACTGTATGCACAGGCTTTTGAGTTTGAAACCAGCGGAGACTTTGATATCATGCCCAGAGAAATTGTAGAATTTTTTGCCTTACCACCCGAACTAAGATAATATGAGTATAGAACTAATAATATGGGGGTACAAGATGCCTCTTTATAAGGGTACAAAGCTGAACCGTGAACTGGAAACCGCCATCTTTAATAAAGAGGAAGGAGTCTATGACATTAATTATCCTATTGAAATACCGCTTACTACTGAAGCTAAAATAGCTCTAAATGACCCTGATGTTCTGGCCAATGTGAGCAGAGAGCAAAAATATGAAGGAGAACTGATAATTGACGGTATCTATGTTAGTAAGGTAGATGTAATAGTGCTGCAGGTAAACCTGCAGGCCAATACGGTGCGCATCAGCATATTGGGGCAATATGCTGCGCTGGCCAATGAGTTTGGCAATAAAAAGGTGAATCAGTTGGAGATGGGAGGATATAGAATATTAAGCAGAACGGCTACAGGATTTGATGATATTGATTATACCTTTCCGCATATAGAGGATGGGCTGTATGATTATGGAGAATTGCGATTGAGTTATAAAAGTGCAGAGATTAATGCCTACATGACAGCTATTGCAAAAGGGATAATAACAGACGATTTCCTTTTCCCTAAAGCTGTAGACCTTGGCGGAATAGATGGTATAAGCGATGCAGAAGTTATTATCAATGCATGGGACCATGACCGTGACCGATATGTTGATGCCGATTTGTATAATGCTATGGCTTCGGTTTGGGAATTTATCCCATCAACTACACCAGCAAATGCATTTACCAATAATCAGCGTCATGCATGGGTGCCGATGTATAAAGTTATCCGGGTATTAGAAGAAATTTTTGCAGAAGCAAACATTAGTGTGGAAGGGGATATCCTGACAGACGCAGAATTTGGCAAAATCACTTTGTATAATACGCATGCCATCAATACAGGGGTAACCGGATTATATGACACTGATCCGGGTAGACCCACATCTGATAACTGGTTTACACTTAATTGCGGTTTGGCTCAGGCTTATCTGGACCCTAAAAACCATTTGCCGGATATAAGTATCAACGATTTTTTGAGGGCACTGGCTAAAAGGTATAATTTGCAATATAGCTATGACCGATTCAGCAGGACGCTTAAAATTAAAGAGGATAGGAAACTGGTCACTACTCCTGAAAAAGTTATTTACCTAAGCGATTTTGCTAATCCTAAGCCATCAATTAACTATGAGAAAGGCGACTCTTTTCTAAATGGATATGAATTCTCATTTGAAAGTGACTCTGCAAACCCTGCCAATAGTGATGATGTACTGGATGATGTCGCTGATTATACCTACAGGGGCGATATAGCGAGTTTTAATGACATTGGGACGATTGCCAGCCCTGTTACAAATGATGTTTGCTTTATCCGGAATGTGAACAGCTACTATAAATACACCAGTCTGGAAGGTTGGGTATTGTATAGCCACAATATTGCCAAATACAAAACATCGGCAAAGGATAATTTGTTGCAGGTGTCGACTAAAATCGTGAGCACACCCATGATTTTACAAAATGTGGAAATGATTGATTTTTTTGCCTCATACATTAGCGTTGGCACTGTGATTGGCACATATTATACCAATGATGTAGAAGTGGTGCCAATGAGTAAAATTGGTATTACTTATGATATCTACAATTACATTGACTGGGATAATGAAAACGGAATTTTATATGCACCAGGTGTGGGTCATCCATGGCTTCCACATTTGTTTCAGTCAAAGAAAAGGCCTGTATCACATCTGCCAACTGTTGTAACTTATGTTGGTGAGCAGGATGGATTAACTGGGAGTCGTAAATATTACATGGCCACCAGTGGAGCATATGATAGCAAAGGGGATGTTTTAACCGACATATACAGTGGAAGCTGGACTAATCCGGGAGATATAGGGTTGTATAAGGATTGGTGGAAGGATTTGGTCAATATGGTTCAGGATAGTATCAGTACAGAGTGGCAGGTATTAATTGATGCAGCTACCTATAACGAGCTTGATGTCAATAATGCTGTCTTCTGGATAGATGGTTTAAAATACCTGTGTAAAAAAGCAAACATTGTGATGCCCTTCCCTGAGATTGCCACCATGCAATTAGTGAAATTGAAAATTTAAATATTTGGCATAAGAATTGCTATATTTGCAATGTCAACAGAGTAACTATATGTCTTCAACTAAAATTTCACTTCACTTAACCGATTACAGGGATGCCGGGTGCCGCAAGGTCCGGAATAGAATAACCATTCGTGGTTGCTTTGTTGACACATCCCTGTAATCGGTACAATATCTTTTATTATGTCAACAGAGCAAGAAAACAAAGACTACCAAGCCCCTGAGCAAGAAGACCTGCAGGGCAATCCGGATGACAACGCCACTAAAGGCTATGATGTCAAAACCACCGAACGTCCGATTTTTACTTTTATCCATCAGAAGTATGGCATAGCCAAGGAATTGGGCGATGAAACTGCCCTGATGACCACTGCCCAGATACACAAGCAAGTAGTAGACCATACCGGTGATGCCAGCATCAGTGTACAGGAAGTATACCTGTGGATGAAAGTTAACGGCTACATAGAACACTCAATGGGAGACTTGGAAATGTATTGGTTATTAAAAGAGCAGGAATAATGGCACACTTTTTTAGTTATGACGATTCATTGTATAAACATCGTATTTTTGGAATTGAAGTCAAAAATGAAAAGGATGAATTATTGGGTTATAGACCCTTAGTCGAACGAAATCCAAAATCTGGTGGGTTGGTAGAAAATGTTAGTGAATTATTCCCAAATCTTAAATGGAAAGTATTTTCAACAGAAAAACTAGCCAGGGATTTTGCAATTGATTTTTTCATTAATCTTAAAAAGGACGATTGGATTAAAGCGCGTATGCGGAATGGTAAAACTATAGTAATTTAAATTTAAGCCCCTCAAATGAGGGGCTTTTTTGTGTCCTTTCGCTCGTGATGATGCAATTGCATCTTTACATTATGAGCAATTCTATCAAAAACTGGTTAAAAAGCAGTAAGGATTACAACATTGGCGTGGCATTGTACAATGCCCACGGCAGCAATGATGCTGTAAAGAAAATGTTTGCACAAGGTGAAAGCCCTTACCGATTGCAGCGATTAGTAACTGAACTGCAAGCCCTTAGCAAAACAATTGAACAGGATGCACCGATTGTATTGGAACCTAAATATGAGCCAGTCAATGTGCAAACAATGCAATTGCCCGAAAATGCTGTACCTCCTGAACTGGATAAGTATCTGGGCGAATGGAAACCCCTGTATATGGAACGCAACCACTTAAGGGCAAGGCTGCGGGATGCTAAAGATGATATTGAGCGGGGCAAAATGGCGCATCAAATACTTTTACTACAAGACCAACTGCAGGCTATATGGGAGCGCAGAGATTATGAACTACGCACCGGAGAACCTATGCCCATCGTTAAAAAGCGCGAACCAGTTACGGACCCTAAAAAATTGCAGCGCCATGTCCTGAATCTTCGTTCGTATATCTCCAAAGCCAAAAAAGCATTGGATAAGAACCCAGAGAATGAAAAGATTAGCAAACGCCTGGCACAACTAGAAACGGAATTAGCAGAGACCTTAAAACAAATGGAGGGATAATGAGACCGAGCGACATATTGAAAATAGAAGAACAAAGGGCGGCAAAGGCTTCTGCCCGATTTGGTGTAGTAAGTGCTGAGGGGCATGGTATTGGTCTTGCCTCTGAAATCATCAGTATTATGGAACAGGTGAGCGAAAGCCCTGTAGTGCATTATTGGACAGATGGCGCATGGAGTATGCACCAATTATTAAATGGCCTGCTGCAGCTGGTAGGGGCATCTAATGTTTGGCTGAGTACTTATGCACTTAGCGAAACGAGTGTGCGGGTAATCCATAAACTAAAAGAAGATGGATTAATCAAGTCTTTGCACTGTGTAATAGATAACCGGGTAGATACCCGCAGCGCAGCGAGCTTTCAGTTTTTTAAGAACATTGCGGATAAAGTGGCTTTGGTGGATTGCCATGCAAAAGTTACCATCCTGATGGGCGGTAGCCGAAACCTTATTGTGATCGGTTCGGCCAACTATACCGAGAATAAAAGAATGGAAGTTGGACTGATCAGCGATGCCTCTGATTTATGTGCCTTTCATAAAGATTGGATTGAAAAATTATTGCAGAATGGAACTGACTAAAGAACAGCTGGAAGATATTGCTGCAATGGCAGGGCTGATGTACAGCCCTGAAGATATAGCCAAATGTTTGTTACTGCAGAAAGATGTTATTATGGATTGGTTAGATGATGAATCAAGCCCATTTTATCAGGCTTATTGGCCGGCATACTACGAAAATGATATGAAGCTTCGCCTGAGCATTAATAAACTGGCCCTTAATGGAAGCACACCGGCACAAGCTTCCATGTTGAAATTTATTGACCGTAATAAACTGATTAGTTAATGAGTAATTTACAGCGGATACCCAGAGATATTATGCGCATCGTGGACGATGGCAAGAAGAAAAGCACCGTTGAGTGTATCATTGATTATCTCACAGCCGAGGAAGGTACAGTGCACCTAACTATGGAGCAGGAAGCAAAGCTGCAGCGCATCTATAAAATTGATGAGCTCTACACCATGCACCGCTATACTCAAAAGGAGTTACTGAATATACACTGCAAGCAATTTGGCCAGAAATATGCAGTCAGCCGCCAAGACCTGGAAGACGCAGGGGCGGTTTTGGGTACGACTAAGAAGTCTTACAAAAAATACCGTATGGCTATGCATGTGGACAGGATCGAGGATGTTGTCATCAAGCTAATGCGAAACGGAAATTTTGAATTGTTGGCTAAAATGATGGACATTCTGACTAAGGCCATTATTGCATTGCCAGAAGATTTGGAAGCTGCTAAGCAGATGCCTACGATGATTTTCAATATTACTCAGAACAATATGCAGGTGGGAGCAATTAATGAAAGTAATGCATTGCAAACTGCTCAACAGTATTTTAAATCAAAGGGTATAGATATTGAAATCCCAAAATTTGAAGAAGCAGAGGAGGTAGAAGATGGGGAATAATGTAGTAGAATTCATCTTCAATATTGCCCAAGCCATGCTAATGCTGGTAATGGCAAATGAAACTTATTTTCTTGCCGGTAGGGGTACAGGTAAAACAAAAGGTGGTATTGCCCCATGGATATTGCATAAAGTAGAGATGATGCCAGGCAGCACAGGAGTTTTTGTCGGGTTGACTTTTACGCAGATCAAACAAAAGTTTTTGAAACCTTTGTTTGATGCATTTAAAGATTATGGGATGGAAATGAATGTGCATTATACCTATGGTAAAAAGCCGCCTGACAGCTGGGAGAAACCTTTTAGTATAGTAGTAGATTGGACCAATGTTGTTGCATTCCCTAATGGAACTGTAATGATGTTTATCTCTATGCACGAATTGGGAAGCGCGAACTCTTTATCTGCTCAATGGGCAGTAATAGATGAGGCTAAATTCCAAAAGGAAAAGAAGCTAACTGATGAAGTCTATCCAATCCTCAGGGGTGGTACTAAAGCGATGAAAGAAAGCCCATGGTATGGTGCTAAGCTATTGGTGACTGATAAGAACAGCCCGAACATACATTGGTTGCTGGCCAAAAGAAAATTGGTAGACCATCCCAGAGTAGAAGCGGTGATGTACTATCAATTAAAAATAAATGAGCTTAGGCTTCAGCTGGCTGACGCCAGCGATACCAAAGCCAAAAAAATTGTCAGGACTATCCGGAAGCTTGAGGCTGTGTGTAATGAAATGAGGAAAGATTTGGTCTATGTGGTGGAAGCGTCTGCGATGGACAACTTTGAGAACCTCGGTCAGGCTTACTTTGATAATCTTAAGCGTTCTTTGAGTGATTACGAGTACCGGGTTGCGATTCTGAATGAAGACCCTACTAAGGTGGAGAATGGATTTTATCCGGATAGGAATGAGCGGCATTTGTATAACCTAAGTAATGATGATGAACAGACTATGCCATTGGGTGTTGTGTTTGATTATCAGGCTAGCATTACGCCTTTGGTTTCGTTTCAGGTGAATGAGTTGGTAGAAGGATTTAAGACCTTGAATTTTATTGATGCGATGTATGTCAAGCATCCGCAAGGGTTGAAGAATGTAATAGAAAACTTCTGCCTAAAGTATGCGCATCGGTTGAATAAGCATGTGTTGTACTTCTATGACCATACAGCTGTTGCAAAAAGGAATGGTCAGGTGAGTTTCTGTAAAGAGGTTATGCAGCATTTTCTTGATAATGGTTGGGCTGTAAGTTTAATCTACATGGGTCAGGCACCACTGCAGGACGTTAAGTACAGGAAGATGCAGCATTATCTTAAGAATACAGAACAATACCCATATCAGGTACGGATACACGAGGAAAGATGTGCAACTATGATATTATCAATGGACCAGACCGGAACAAAAGAAACCGAGAAAGGAACCAAGAAAGATAAGAGTAAAGAAACCGATATGACATTCCCACAAGAACAGGCGACTCACTTTAGTGATGCGTTTGATATGGCAATATGGGCAGTATTAGAGAAGAATTTGTACCCGTTCTATCAGGATGCATTACCAGGTGTTGGGTTCAGATAACAGGGCGTTACCCTTTGGGTCGGGCTTTCGGCTGTACTTCGTGCCGCCTCTATCCCTAACGCGGCTATGTTCATTTGAAAGTCTTACGCATTCTCTGTCATCCATTACGCACGTTATCTTCATTCATTCAAGCCGTTCGCTTCGCTGCCAGCTCGCATTCAATCATTCACTTTCGCTTCATTACTGCCGCTCATTGCTTAGACATTCAATGAACCGCACATTATGAGTAAGTCGCTCACAACTCGAAGCGAGTTCTCGCGTTCTCTCCTTACCCATAATCATTGCCTCTTATAGGAACAGCCCGCAAGGGCTGTTTTTGTCTGTAGGACTTCGCATTATGAGGTATTGAAGCCCCAAGGGCAGCAATTGCACTAAGGGGGAGATTTCACATATCTAGCCGTTTTTATATGCAATTGCTAAAAAATTTCAGGGCGTGCCGTGGTTCCCGTTGGAACAAAAGCACTTTTATTTTATAAAAGTGCTTTTGTGTGTTGATTTTTAACTGATTATAAATATTTTATGCAAAATTTGGGCTGTTATTTGACTGTTAAATGACATTTAGTCTTTGTTTTTAAATTAGTTATTTTGTATCTTTAATGCTGATAATCAATTATTTAACTTTCTAAAAAACAAAGCAATGATGAACAAAAACGTACTTGAAGAGCAGGGAATTAAAGAGGTTTACAACTACACCGAAGTAAATTTCATGTTCAAAAATCATTTAAGACCCGAAGAAAGAGAGGTGTTAAATAACGCTGGATTAGTATATGATTTTACTCGAAAACTTTTTGGCATGGACATAGAAACAAAAGAACATTTTTTTCTTGTTTGTCTGAATAATGCTATGCAGGTATTATCTGTATTCCATGTATCAACAGGGGGGATAACTTCATGCATTGTTGATTTACGAATGCTTTTTATAGTGGCGCTTAATTGTCAGGCAACACAAATTTTGATAGCACACAACCACCCATCGGGTAATTTGACCCCAAGCGAAGCAGACAACCGATTAACTATTAAAATGAAAGAGGCAAGCAAACTTTTAGACATTCATTTGATAGACCATTTAATCGTTAGTGATTACGGATATTATTCATACGCAGATGAAGGAACACTATAAAATTAGTAATATGCAATACATTTTTACAAGCCCAGAGGGTATAACTATTGCCCCAAATGGGGAAGAAGTATTTAATTTTCAGGTTATGGGAATTGCTTTTGGCAGGGATGAAGCAGAGGCATTGGAACAACTTTTATTGGATAACGTTTGGATTGAAAAATCCGATTTTGATATTGAAAGAATTAAAGCGCATCCGTTGAGTGTTACACATAATGTGCTGATGTAGGCAAGAAAAGGCAAATATTTCGCCCCTGCGGGGGGCTGAAAGCCTTTACTTTTTTTGCTGCAGCCGAAAAAAGTAAAACAAAAAACGGCTGTTTATGGACAAAAAGTGTCCAATTTTATAGATTATAGTTTAATATTTTACTCTTGGTTTCGTCCAAGAAATAGGCAGTAAGCCCAGATATGTATTGCTGAGTTTGCTGAACTGTAGCGTGGCGATTATGCCGCCTTAGCCATTCCCAATTGATATTGTCCTTATTGTTTTCAATGTAGTCAACATTGAAGGTATGTTTCAACCCATATGGAGTTTTCTCTTTTGGTATTGCCATTCGTTCCCTATGTTTATACCAATATTTGCTGCTATAGTCCCCTTGATATATAGTAGGTGAAGGCATGAACCCTCTGCCGAATAAATATATTTCTCTATTGTATCCATCTAAATCGAGAGCCTTAAGCTTTTCAAATAAAGGCCCTAAAATCTGCACATAACTGCTCACCCCATTTTTTGAGTTATACCAGGGTACATAGATGGTACCCGCATTCAAATCAATATGTTTGAGTTGTAACCGGTGGATTTCCTTTGGACGAATACAGGTGTAGTAAATAAAATACAAAAAAAGATGATAGCCCGGATTAAGTTTATTGAAATAATCAAAAGCTGCAACCTTCTCCGCATTGGTCAATGGTGGATATTTCTCTGATTCATTCTGTGAATGTTTTACCCTGATATCCTTTGTAATTATTGCTTTATCAAGCTTCCCCTTTTTATGTAAATACTCGGTGCAATATTCAATTTGCCCGAGGTATTTATTGATAGTTTTACCCTTGCGATTCGCCTTATAAAGTAAGAACTTTATAAAAAGGTGGATGTCCTCCAGTTCGTAGTCTTCAGCACTATAGTCATTGTATTCTGAAGCATCATCAAACCATAATTTCAATGCATTGATAGTATCATTGATTTCACCTTTTCTGCTTTCTGAAATAAAATTTTGTTTCGAAACAAAGTCTAAAGATTGGATCAGTGAATTACTTGCAGTAAATACTTTGTCAGGATTTTTGATTTGTTCGTGATAAAGCCATTGATTATTACGCTGAATAATCACTTCGTTCATATCATCACACAGTTTTCGAAGCATCATTTTCAATTCTGCTTCCGGCACTTTCCTGTATCCCAGACGGATTTTACGAACACAGTATTTTTTTTGAATCAGCGAATAATATGAATATCGGACGAAGTGTTCATTAGGTCCGATGTAGACCTTTGCCAGCTTGTAAGGAATAGGATTAATAGATGATGCCAT